CTCCACCACCGATTGTGACAATGGTTCCACCGACGTTGATAGAGCTTCCCGCAACTGCTGCAACCAGATTCTTGAGTGAACCTTCGGCGATATTCATGGTCACAGAGACTTCCTGGTCAGTGAGCTTCCGGATAACTGTGCCAACATTCTCCTCAACTTTGATGTCGGCAAAGCTACTCCGGATATTCAGGTTAACCCCATCCATGGTATAGAACCCAGTGATGGGGAGAAGACCCGCTGTCTGAAGTCCACCCGGGTCCTCAGCGGCAATACGTGCGAGGGTGACTGTAACATCACCTACCAAAACATTGGCAGTAGTTCCCATTTAAGTTTCCTCCTATCTAATTTTGACTTCGAAGAACGAGATGGTTCGAAAATAATTTTGAATATCAGTATCAACAATGTCCTGTCCCTCGACCTCTTCTCGAGCACTCAGAATATAGTAAGTATTTCCACCTGTGGTCACCGCTACATTTTGAATGCCCTGAAGTGCATCATATACGGCTCGATAAACTTGCCGAGCTGCAACAGGACTGGAACCCCAGCAATCAATCTGAATACTGGGATTGGGGATTCCGGGAATATATGGAGTGGAGAGTCCGCCTCGAGTAAAGAAGTTCACAGCGGGCAAAGCGGTATTCTCCGGAAGTCTGGGACAATAAATCTTGGCCCCAACCAAAGCTACCAAAGCTGCATTGCCAGCGAGATGAGCCCTCAATACTACATTTGTATCAATCATAATTTACTCTTTACCAGAGCACTGAATTTTTCTTGATTAAAGTTTTGGTCCAAAGCAGGTTTGAAGTATGGACGAGCTGCCATTTTTGAAGTTCCAGTCTCCAAGAATCCTCCATATCCACTAGTACTGAAAACCTCAGCTTGGAGATTTCCCTCCTGCAAACCATACTGGATAGAGCGTCGATTGTTACCAGTCCTCACCGGAGAGCCCTTAACCACGTCGGCAGCTATAGCCACCGTAGTCTCTTTTAGTGAGTCACCAGCAGCTTTCTTAACCTTATCCGAGGCCTCTTTGGTCTTCAGATTCAATTTGATACTGGTATTCAACTTCATTTTACAGTCCTTAGAAGACAAACTTTGTGGTGAGAGGTAGTACTATCCTGTCTTCGTATCACAGAGATGATTTCATAGGTCACCGTTCCAATTACTATCCGGTCTTGCTCCGTGACATCAATATCTTTGACAAAAAGTTGAAGGTCGGCTAAAACTACAACAGCTCCCTGTTTCACCTCGTTATTAGAGGGAGTAGACCATCTGCAAGCTTGATTCACTAAATGATTTGCCCAAGTCTTTGCAGGAGTTCCATATCCATCTGTGGCTCCGGCGGTGAATCTCTGTACAGTGCAGAGATTGATTAAGAGAGTATCGTAGCTCATTAGTCTTCCTCAGCGGTGATAGCACTACCACTGGTCAAATCCATGGAGGCAATATCCAGTACAGGTACACTGGCATCATCAGCTCTGTACCGAGCTGCAAGAGCCAGCTTGTTGTCAGCAGTTTTCTTGGTATAGGAATAGTCACCGATTCTCTCCGACTGAGTCTCATCTGTAATGGTAGCTGCCCAGGATTCCAGAGCTAATGCTGCGGCAATCATCACGGAATCATCAGCCATATCCAAGAAGGCTTGTATCTGAGCATCTGTGAATTGGGTTCCAGCTACATCCCCAATCAGCAATCTTACTTTTTCAATATCGGTCATTTGACCACTCCTTACCGATTAACCGGGGTGGGTGAAAAGGAGAGAGAGAAAAGTAACCCACCCCGGCGAACCGCAATTCATTTAGGCATGCTTCTGATAATAGGTGGCACGCCAATCCAATTTGTTGCAGCCGAAGACATCCCGTACGCGGTACAGGATATTATCCGTTGCGAAGTCACCATCCATGGAGCTGATGGGACCACCACCGATATTGACCTTGTCACTGGCTTTCATGCAGATTTCGGGCCGTTCGTGTCCATCGAGATAATCGCATTCCATTGCAGCGATATCACTGGGATTGGCGAACAGATACCAACTGCCCGGATAGCTGGTGTTGAGTACCGGAATATAGGGGTCAACAACCAGAATCAATCCGTATTGGCTGATGACATTGGTCATCGGATAAGCTGCCGGAGGAGTTACATCATCAGAGTCGGACAACCACATCTTCTGAGTGGAAGTCAGAATCTGACGTGCGGTGAATTCCAGTGATGGACCAACGACCAGATATTTCGGACGATTCATGATAGGCTCCCCGTTGGAATCGAGGAATGCCTGCATGGCTTCCACAGTGTCCTCGAGGTTACCGATAGTCAGAGGTAAAACATCGGAGTTGATTTCACCGGCGGTAGTCGCATCATACAGATTGCTTGCCGCATGAGTTCCGAGGTCATTGCAGTAGGTCGCGGTGACCAGACGGTGTTCGGTTCTCTGAGCAGCCATTGCGAATCTGCGCGGTGTGTCAAGCAGGGCGCCGAGGTCATCATTGAGAATTGCTTCCCAACTGATGTCGAATTGACGGCCATACTTTTTGACATAGATGGGGTATTTCGCTTCATTGCGTTCACTGGCGAGATACTCACCTTTCTCCGCAACTTCCGCGAGATACTGGTCACCACCAGTCATGGCAAAGCGATATCCACCAATCTGGGGATAGATACGCCGGGTCTTGCCGGGACGTGTGAACATTTTCCAGACGGGGTCAACCGCTTTATAGGCGGCTAAGACCTGACGGTCCAGGACATCACCGAATAAATACGGGAAGTCACTGGTGGTCAGTGCCTCACGAAGCATGAATTCATGTTTATGAGGCGGTAAGCCTTTGGCATTTGAGAGAAGGTCAATTGTTTCCTTGAGCTTCTGCTCATAACCTTCGGCTTTGCGGTGCTCTGAAATGGCCATATAGCCTTTCCAGTCTTCCATCATCTTGAGTAGTTCAGCCACTTTTAGGCCTCCTTAATAATTTCAGTATTTGACTTTTTTGCAGCCTCTTCATCTGCTTTCTTTTTTGCTTCGGCTGCTTCTTGCTGTGCTTTCTGAATCACAACCAGGGTATCCACATCCTTTTGGACCAGTCCATACCCAGCCATAGCGCCTTCATAGGTAGCTAGGTCCTTATCAATATCTTCAATTCGCCTAGCCAATTGGAAGCGCTCATAAGCGAGGGCATTGATACGTTTTTGCGTATCCTCCTTTTTGTTCGCCAGTCCATCAATGACCGGATTCCCCGTGACTTTGATAACCATACCCATGATACTCTCTCTCCTTTTCTTTGTTTGTTCAGTTTATGCGTCGTACAGCTGGATGAATTTGGCCACCCCTCCGTACAGCACCTGCAAGTAATTGGTCTTGGCACCACCGGTTTTGTCAGCGGCACCGGAATTGAAAGCACCTGTTTCAATTTCAAAAATGCCTTCCAGAGTTCCATCGGTACCCGAGGAATTGAAGTGGATACCAGAGCGGATTGCCGGAGCGGTACCTGCACCCTCAACCATGATATCGAGTGCACGGCAGAAAGGTGCAATACCTCCCACCTTGTTATCGACATCCAATTTCAGGGCAGTCGCTGCTGAAACAGTCGCCGCTGTGGCTTCATCGCGAACAACTTTCAATTCACCAGCGGTGATTTCACCACCAGTGGAGATTTTGTTGTCCACCATCCGGATATTGAAGCCGTGAATCTGCTCACCGGCTAACAATACCGTTTCAGGTTCAATTGTGGCCCGAATGAGAACACTGTTTCTCAGGGTGGTGCTACCCTCAAGCGGGAAATTGAATCCGGCTGTGCTACCACTGCCGAAGTCCAATGCACCATTCTTTGGTTTGGACCCACCATGGACCTTAACGGCCACAAGGGTGGGTGTGGTAACATGAGCGGATACGTTGCCCAGCAGATACCCGAATTGCTGAAATCTATTGGGGTCACTTTCACCACTCAGATTGTAACCACTGCCGGGGGTATATTCGATGAATACCGGGTCTCCGGGAACCAGTGCCTTAGCAATACCATCTGAGGTACCATCGGACACGGCGCCGACAACATTCAAGAACCAGATACCTTCGGTGTCGATTGTGATGAGGTCAGTTGCAGCTGTTGCACTGTTCATGGCCACACCAACAATATTTTCACCGATGATACACGGGTCTCCTTTGTCTACGAGACCGTCAGCATGATAGGCATGGGCGAGGTAAGATTCCTCGACCGTAATATGACGGCCTTCGTAGGTGCTGGAGCATTCGTCACCAGCTACCTTATTTGTCACCAGATATAATGCGGGCATTTAATGCCTCCTTGTTGTATTTTATACTAGGGTGCTCTCTGGATTGTGGTATCATAGTACCAATACGGGTACATCCAGTGTACCTTTACCGCGATGGTCATTGTTCCAGCCCCGGTAATAGGCTGCATTGCGAGTCCGAAGATGGCAAAGCCCTGAGTCCAGTCATCGGTAAGAGTACCAGCTGCGGTA